GTGTGACCAGATATATGCGTTACGACATGCTGTCGAGTTGCAACCTCGGTGTGTTCCGCCGTGGCGCCAGAGTTGGTGCCGAGAGCAGTCTCGCTCCACTGTTCATTGTCTTTGCTAACGTATCCAAGGTCTATTCTCGTGGTCATGCTGATAAGCTCCTGCTTTATGAATTACGGTCCCTGTGGCGGCTGTGGTGCCGATGGTCCGCCTGGCCCTGGTGGTCCACCTGGTCCTGCTGGTGGTCCACCTGGCCCTGGTGGTCCTGCGGGTGGCCCACCTGGCCCTGCGGGTGGTGCGCCTTGTTGTGGTCCCTGCATGGCATTTGACACCTGAGACGTCATAAACTGCAAGATCTGCTCAGGCTGCATGCCCGAAGTTTTGGCCAGCTCCTCGATCTGCATCAGGAGTCGCTGTGCCCCATCGGCCCCTCGTATCGCCTCCAGGAGCTGGTCCTGATTCGGTGCATCCAACAACTCCATCGCCCACGGCACCGCTGGCGCACCCAAGCGATTAAGCACGATCTCAGCAAACTCCATGCGCTCTTGCTTGTTGCGCTCTTTGCCGGTATCGAGCTCCAGCTTGATGCGCTTCAGGTCGACCACGCCGGCCGTCTCGTTATTCAGGACCACCGTGTAAGCTGCCTGGTTCGATCGCGGATCCATCAGCGCCAACGGCGCGCCCGTCTCCGGATCTCGCACCTCGCGGCCCGACTGCTGGTCCACAAGGATCGGCAGTCCAAACTCGACCTGTATCTCCGACAGCGAGCGCCCAACATAAATGCGTCGATTGTTGCGCGTCTTAGTGTCGGCCACCTCGGCCATGCGCGAGCCCCGACAGAACTGCAACAGGTTGCTCATTCTCAGCATTGTGGCCTGCCGTAGGCCCGACTCGATGTGCTTTTTAGGCATTGTGCCCAGGACATCAACCGCCGATTGCAGCGCCCGAATGCCTCGACCGCTTGTTTGATATGGCATCTCGCCGCGGTTGACATCATAAACGCCCGAGATCTGATCCTTGATCTGACCTAGTAGGCCAAAGCCCGAGCTGAAGAGGCCGGCACCTGTGGGGTTGCCGCCATCCACCTTCGGGCCCTCGAACCCAGGATAGGGTCGAAAGACCTGCATCGGGCTGCGGCCCACGTTATGTAACTTCTCCTCGTCCTCCTTGGGCAGTGAGCCCTTGGGTGAGACGATGAAGTTGCTGCCAGCGATCATTAGCTGTTCCAGCCAGCGGGCCAGCGACCGGTTGATCAAGTCTTGCATGCCCACCAGATAATCCACCTCGCCCTTCGCATGGCTTCGATCGCGGACATGGACATAGCTGAACCAGCAGAATGGGAACTCGCCATGCCCACCACGACTCTCGTCGTAGATCGACAGGCGCGAATCGACCTCAGTTTGATTGATCACCGTAGTCTGCCAGAGCTCTGTCCGTTCGGACTTTATCGGATCGATCGACTTCTTAGCTTCTGCGTCCAGCTCTTTATACTGGTCGTCCGTCATCGGCTCCAGCTCGCCCACCTCATTGGGCAGCATCACCACCTGGCCATCGAGGTCGACATAGCGCTTCTCGAAGATCTTAATCTTCTCGTACATTATTTTTTCGTATGCCTGTGGCTCGTCATCGGGCAGATAGCTATCGTTGTCGCCCTGGCCATAGGTGTATTCATTGAACTGTGCCACCTCTGCCTGCCCAACAAAGAAGTCGGGATAGTCAGACTGGATCCGTGCGTTGCCCAGCTCGTCGGCCCACTTCTTCTCCAAGTAAGAGACCTTGCGGGGCTCGAAGGTGATCACCCACTCCGCATCGGTTTTCTGCTCATCTTTAGCCAGTGGGTCCCATACAATGAATCGAGGATCCCATGCGATCGCGCGCGGCATGCCCATGCCGTTGTGCGCGTCCTGGTCCCAATACTCATGTAGGATGCCCTCGCCTGTGTGAAAGCAGTCCGTGATAACCGTCTCCAGATCGGCCAGCCAGTTGCGCTCCTCGTCGCGCGTCCACTGCAGTAAGTCGACCAGTAGGCGTCCCACCTCATAGTCGCGCTCGTGGCGCCCCCGCACATTGACCACCGGCTCAGACTCAAGCACCTGGGCCACCATCTGATCGAGGTCGCGGCGAATCACGTTGGCCACGATCGGTATAACACGATGGCGCTCGCGCTCCGTCATATTCTGCCACTGATGAGACTGGTAGTACTGCCAAGCTCGTCGCGCCTCACGCGCCCACTCACTGGCCTCAGCCACCGCACCACGCAGGCGGATGTTGAGCAATTCGCCTACGTCGACCGTCTCATTAGCTTCTTCGTGATCCGCTTCACTCATTTTAACCGCTTACAGTTAAACTCGTTAAACCAAGGGGTGGGAACACCCTAAAGCACTCCCACCCCGCCCACACCACGTAGGAGGGGGTCGAAGTGATCTCGCGCGGCCTGAGCGCAGCGACGGCTGTGGCTCCAAGGCCGAGACCCACGAACAAGAAGCGGCGACCCAAGGCGCCCCTTGTGATAGTGCCCGAATAATATCGGACCCCTACATAAAGTATGAATGATTACAAAAGAATTATCCAGTTGTCTGTTCAGGGTCGGATTTGTCAGTAAAACCGCTCCTCATACGCCAGTAGCGATTCGTGCCATTGCTCGTGTTGCGTTGCCGATACGACATGTGTTTCTCCATCCGCATACGCGACAGCATCGAGCGCACCGTAGGCCGCTGGTCAGGAGCGAAAAAATCCATGATGCCCTTTTCGGCCACACACCGGTCCTTGCTTTTACTGCCATAGCGCTCCATGATCGCCAGGATCCGAGCGGTGACGTCGGTGGGCAGACGATCACGCCATGTAAAGTAGTCCTCGATATTGAGCTTGGTCTTCGCGTTGCGGCGTTGTTGCGCCCTTTTTTCGATAAGGTCCTCAGTGCTATCAACCGTCAGTTCCATAGAGGGGCATGCTCCATTGAAAGGATGTAATCGCGCGGCGGCACCACGGGCATCCCCGCGTGCCATAGTCGCGCCTCGATCTCACGAGCCTGAGCCTCGCGGACCGTCTGCTCTTCGTTCTCATCACCACGATGGTCTTCGTAGCCGTCCTGGTCGCGCCACTCGCGGATCTGGTGCGTCCAATCCATCATCTGCATCGCAGAGCACACTAGCCCGACGGCCCGTATAGGCGCCGACAACGATCGGTTGCGAAACAGCCGGCATTGTTCATTAACGTGCAGCTCGTCCCGCGCCAGTAGCGACTCGATGAGCTGGCGGCCATACTCCTCATCATCGCCAAAGGGTGGATTATCAGTCAGGGTAGCCGTTGCATCCGAATGGCGAAAGCAGGGATACCAGTGCGCAAGCTGGCCATCGTCATAGTCAGGCGAATAATGCGTCAAGCCCTCCGTAGAGCGCATATGTTGATAGAATACCGCATTATTGGGCGGCGTATAGCCCAAATTGACATGATAAAGGTCCTTAAGGGTCACCATAGCGACCCGAAGGTCGTCCAATGTCGGTAAATCGACCTTGCGGACCTGTTGAAGCTCTCCATCTTCGCCTTCGAGGTCGCAATACAGCAAGTCATAGTGCCTTTTGCGTGTCTCCTCATCGAAGTCCTGCGGATCGAGAGCCTGTCCCTCGTCTAAAACGATCTTACGGCGCGCCTTTTGGCGTATATCGCCATCATACACCTCGCCCACGACCACTGCGTAGCCCGGCTCACGCTCTTGGGGGCCCACAATGCCCATCCATATGCGCGTAAACAACATGAAGTCATCCGCCCCGGGATGGTCCCACACCTTCAGCAGGGGCGGATCCGCCAGGTGGCGCACTACGACATTAGTATTCAATAGGGCCTATTCTTATTCGCTCTGCGAGTCGACTTCGCCATGCCTTTTGCGGTTGCCCTTTGCACCCTTCGCCCTTTGGCATTGGCAGCCCTGGGTGGACGTCTCTTCTCGTTGCCGACCGGCTTCACGGCCATGCTCTTGTTGCCTATCCTTCGCGCGGGCATTGCTTGTACTCCATCGTATGCCAACAGGGTATAAAGCCCCTGTGGTCGTTGTAGTGCACCGGACTTTTTTGCACCCCATCCATCACTCCGGCGGGTTGTGGCCGCGAATCACATCGGCCAGCTCGTAGGGGTTCTCCATCTCACCCTCATTCAGGCCGTCCACCATAGGCGACCAATGCTGTGCTCTGCGCTCTGTTATGCCAACTACGCTGCTGAACTCTACATAGGTTTTGATTTTTTGCCACGCCACATGGCGCGCAACCGAATCACCATACTCACTCTTCGATACGTAATACTTATTGTTCATCACACTACACTTTCACCAGCCGGCGCACATGGCGCCGCGCATCAAAATTCAAAAGCTCGCCGGCCGGCTGCATCTGACTCAACATACGCCCAAACAAACTCATAACATCCACCTGGTCATCGTAGCGCCCCGCATCGAACCGCAAGAGCTCCGACACCAAATCATCCACCCACGGCGCACCCCTGGGCAAGAAGACTTTGCCCTGACTCATCCGACCACGGATAGCCTGTGCCCTATTGCGTTTATTGGCGACCGAGGGATAGCCGATCCTATTGAAAAAGACCCGACGCTCGGCCATGCGCGCCTGTATGAAAGGATCGAGAGAGGCTCGAATCTGACCGCTCTCCTCTGCCCAATCGAGGGGGCGCCATTTCTCCACCAGGTCGAGCAACGAGTCGATCCAGACATCGGAGCTGGACTGCTCACGCCACATATCGAGAATGAAGAGGTCTTGGTTGGGGTCGACGCCGGCAATGCCATGGACCGTATAATCCCCCTCGCCATCTTTAACGGCGTAGTCACTGGCCCCGTATATCTGTAGATCGTTGGGCAGATCATCCCAATATTTAATCCAATCGCGTAGAAAAAAGTTGCCCTGCTCGGCCTGTGGATCCTGCTGATATAGCGACGACCACTCACGCGAGCCTACAACGCGCCGTATCTGATCGAGCCGATCGCCATCATACCACTCGGGCCAAAGCGCTGCCCCCAGCGGGCGGCCCATAGGATCTTCTTCTTTTGCTAAGGCCGGCAGCTCGATGATGTCCCACTGATCACCGCCGTGCCCTTGCTCCTCCAGCAAGCGACCCGCCAGATCCAAGTCATGCCATCGCGTCATAATGACCACGATAGCCGCATCGGGCATCAACCGCGTGTAAAACGTCGACCGATACCAGTCCCACACTCGCTGCTGCACCGTCTCTGAATCAGCCTCTTCACGATCCTTAACCGGATCGTCTACGATGCCCAGGTTAGCGCCACGGCCCGTAATACCGGATCCGACACCTGCGGCTGTATATACACCGCCGCTATTGGTGTGCCAGCGATTAGCCGACTGACTATCGGCTGCCAGCTCAACCCCCTCGAAGACATTGCGGTACTCCTGAGAGGCCACCATGTTGCGCACCTCACGCCCGAAATCACTGGCCAGCTCCGAGTTGTAGCTGGCACTTATGATCTGCAAGTTGGGGTTACGCCCCAGGCACCATGCCGGGAACCGCCGCGAAGCCAGCTCGCTCTTGCCGTGCCGTGGCGGCATGAACAACATCAAGCGCTTCGTCTCACCCTGCTCGACCCGCTGCAACGCCTCCGCAATCATGTGGTGGTGCTGCGCAGGTTCATAGCCTGGCGACGTATAGGTCGTGAAATCAATGAGGCCGTCCCGAGCGTCATGCCTCAGCAGGAGCTCCTGGACCACCTCATCTTTACTCAGCGATAGCGCTTGACTCATTCAGCATGCCTAAGAGCTCGTCCCGCGACAGATCGCCAGCGCCCTTATGCTCGAACGAGGCCTTGACCTCGCGCGGCAGAAGCTTCGTCATCATCTGATAAAAATGGGTGGGATTACGACGCCCCCACGCCACCAGATGCTCACGGCCGTTATCGGGATTGAGATCCTCAAAAGCCTGCAGAAAAGCCGACCGCAACTCGCCAGCCGACAGCTTCTTCTTCAGTGTCCTACTGTTCTTGGCAACCATCTCTCCATCTCCTCATGCGCTGATCAACTCATATGTCAGCGACTCTTTTTCAACTAAAAAAACCACCGGTATATCACGCTCGTCCCACTCATTTGAATCGGTGACATTGTCCAAGGAGACCTCCGCAACCCCTGTACCGAAATCGACCAGGGTCCGGACCTCCACCTCATCCGGATAAGAGCGCAAATGAGCCACTAGCTGCCCTACGGTCATCCGTCTTCTCCATGCCATCGCTCGACAACCAATGGCGTATTGGGGCCCACGTAGCCGCCCGTGACATTGAACCCCATGTGATCCATCGTCATCTCGTGCAGCTCATCACGATCCATATCGGGGTTGTCCTTAGCTGCAGCCTCAAGCTCAGCTTTGAACAGCCGGTCCCAACAGTAGACCACTACATACTTACACTCAGCGGCCCAATTCTTGGCCATGCCCAGGACAGCTTCGTCCCGATCGGGATAGACCAGCGCGTCAGGGTTATACTCCTCAACCCAAGTTCGAAACGCAGGATCCTCCACTAATTCTGTCCCATCGCATCCATGATCGCATTGGCATCGCCACCAAAGCGCTTAGCCTGCTGATCCCGAACCTCAGCCAGGGCCAACTCATGTAGGTTCACATAGCGCGACTCACGGCTCCTCAACGGCACCGACTTCAAAACCTCCGTCACCGCATTATAACCTGACCACAGCGTCCGACTCTCAAACGCCGAATGACGAGGCTGAGCCCACTGCTCAACACAGTCATTCAACTGATTGCTGCC